AAATCGAAGTACTAGAAAGAAAACTATTCATAATAAATTTTGGCACTCTCATGCCAGAGTTAGGTTTCTTAAACCATAAAAGCACATTTTATTCTAAATGATAAAAGGGGAAAGCAGCCCCATTAACGAACAGGTAGTAATTGCTAATTACTTTCTTCATCACCCGCACTTCTTTCAGTGTGTCACGTTTTACTTAAACGTATAAGCGCTACCAAGCAGGTAGATTGACCAAAAGGTATGTGTTGCTAACACATTTTATGGTCACCAAAAAGGAAAAGGATCTCTTTTTAAAGGAGCAAAGGAGCGATCATAGCGGCTCCTTTCAAGACAGTCGGACCGTACTCAACGATACCGTCAACAACAGTTTTGGCTGCGTCCTTAATCCAATTCCAAACGTCGCTAATATGGAAGTCATTCGCATGCCACTGAGGGCATTGGTCTATTAACTGTAAACCCGGAACGACATCAGACCTCTTATAACGAGGAATAGCGACTTGTTTCCATTGATCAATCGTTTGAATCTCAATTCCCCAGCAAGATTGCCATTTGCCAGAACGCACACCCCCCTGTGCTAAGTTCGCGGTAGGAATGTTAATAACAACCCCGAGATAACCACTAGGTGGATAAATCATAAAGGAAGCATCTGCGACAAACGGAAGAGCCCCAAAAAGTGCGGGGTTAGCACCACCAGCTGTGCTGACGACAATTTCGTGTAAATAGTCAAAGTCGGCAGACGAATCGGGTTTAAGAAAGCCGTAAATACCCTCATCAGCCTTCATGTCATCACAATTCGTATGCCTTGCCATCTCAGTGTAAGTGTCATAAGTTCGCCAATCAGAATTTGACGGCAATTGACTCCCAACACAAAGACCAGCAAGATTTAAAACACTGGTAGAATTAGTGAACATTAAAGAAACGGCATTGACACGAATGTCATTAACTGTACTAATATTGTTCACCAAAAAGGGGAGACACTTGTGGCCATAACCAACGGTAGTAGGGTTGGTGGAACCAGGACCAAAAGTGTATTTAATCTGCGCAGTTAGGGTAGGTGCAGCAATCCCATTTGAAAATAAAAACCTAAAGGCAACATAGTTGCCAAGTCCCTGACTACTTAAAATAAAAGTAGGAGTAGGAGAGGCTGCGCTGATGTTAAGAGTTTGAATAAGAACCCAAGTTTTACCCTGAGGAACATACGCTTCACAAGCATAATTTGTGCCAGGAGGAGCGACATAACCTATAAAGGAAGCCTCTATAATAGTACCGTCATCTGCCCAAAAACCACGATACTGGTCAGAAGGGCCAAGACGACCACCGAAAAGATTGCTACCATGAGGAAAATCATAGTTGCCAAGGTTCGCGAAAGAGACAGGGTTAAAATTACAAGGTTCAGATTGGAGATTGCCAGGTTCAGTGGCAGTGTTGAAACGAACAACACTTTGGCCAATATATTGAAATATCGAAGCAAAATCCGTCGGGTTAGTCCACTTAGCGACGATAGAACGAAGGGAAGACCGAAAAGTAAAGGCAGAAAGCTCATCAGCAGGTGGTTCATTAATTTGACCTTGATTATAAGAAACACCAAAGCCAACATCATCCTCATAAAAAGGATGTGCAATAGCTGTGGGCTCTCCACCACCAAACTCACTAGCAAGTCGAATAGGATTAGAAACACGTGGAAGTGTTATCGCTTCGATAGCTGCGGAAGCTGCATAGGAATTGGCTTGTGCTGCACCAACAATGGATTTGGTATGAGCACGAACGTTTCCAACGGCTTTGGAGAGGCCAGATTGGACAAGCGATCTTTGCACTGTTGCATGACTTTTTGGTCTAGCAGGCTGAGGTTGCGCTTTCTTTCTTCGAGACTTAGCGGAACCAGTGCTTTTCGCTTTTGGTTGTTTTTGTTGTTTTGGTTTGTTGTCATTTTGTGGCATGTTATAAAAGTTTTGATCTTTTATGGGGCGTTGCGCTTTACTTAATTCCCCATAACTTTGAGGTTTTAAGACGTAAAACTGAGACAAGTGGGAGGTATCGCTAGGAAGATAAAGAACACAAAGTTGTTCATCAGTAAGAACTGAACTTCTAGCTTGCCTCCAAAGGGGATCGCCTACACAAGACTCATCATACTCACGAATTATCCAATCGATATAACGACGGACAAAATGGCGGAAAGGTTCATTAGACCAACCAACCACCAACACTCCAGCTGCCCTCAACAAAGAGTAAGCTGGATCACACGTACGTTCACTAAACTTGAGCGTAGTGCGAAACTTACCAGATTCGAACCAAGGCACAACAAAACCATGCAATGTCTTATTGAATTTTCGTGACAAAAATTCACATTCAGAGACATCACGAGATTGATTAGTTGGACTAGTAATGGTGATAAAAAGTGGAGCCAAAGAATCTCGGATAACGTCAACGTTAAAAGAAACGGACAATTCACGAGTAACTCCAACTAAAGTATCGTCACCACAAACCGCTTTCATAACATCCATAGAAAAATTTTCATAGTTGTTGTCAGGAAAGGTTGAAAAGTAACTATAGGCCAATAAAAAGACGGTCAAAATAGTGTTTTGGTTGATAGTATCATTATCACCAGAACATTGACCAGTGTGCTTTTGAACTAAGTTGCCATCAGACGTAATTATGACAGAGTCAACACTATTGCGATACTTATTGCAAAAGCGGACATAATTGTCATGCGTCTGATCATCAGGGTGAAGCATTCGCCAACGGAAATCATTAGTCAAGGCCAACAACTCACGGTTCATGCTACTATCCTGCTGTTTCAAGTCAGTTTCATAATAACAAGGTTTAACTCGCAATTTGGTGTATAGCGAGTGCCAGCCACCCTGAAAGGTGTTGAAACCAACACAGCTACTGGTCTTCAAATGAGAAGCATTAAACTTCTCATTGAAGTCAACAGATAACCGATTGGAACAAACACCAAAAGGTAAAGGGCAAGCTGTAAAAACACGAATATTATTTTCAGCGATCTTTTGCGCATCACGAATCTCTTCTTTTAGTGCATTACTCCAAATGCACCAATATTGATAATCACGTTTACAAGCGTGATTTTCATCACAGAGACTTTTACAAATAAGACATACAAAATTTTCGTAAGTAGTTAAAACCC